GCGCTCTGCCACTTGGCGGCCAGATTGGCCACGTCAACACCCAGATTAATCAGATCCTTACGAATCTGTTCGCTGGTTCGATGGACCGGGCCACCGGCGTTTCCGTACTCTTCCATGGCGGTGTTCAAATCCACGCTGACTTTCTTGCCCGTCTCCGAGGCCAAATACCCGGACATCTCTATCAAGGCATTTACCCGCTGCGTGATCTCCACCATTTTCTTTGTCGTCTCATGGGCTTGTTGCAGACTGGCATTGTACTCGTAACCTGCGTCGCTGAACTGCGTCAGGCTGTCGGCACCCTCCCGGAACGCTTTAGTCGTTCGCGGGTCCATCTCTTCCTTGAGTTTTTTCAACTGCTCGTTATAGTAGGCAAGGGCACGGCGTCCCAGATCGAGATCATCGGAGAAACCGCGGGCGGAATCTCCGGCGCGGTCAAAGTGATCTTTCAGTTCGGCGAGTCTCTGGCCCATCGTGCCGCCGGCTCTCTGCGCACGCTGCAACTCATCCTCGGCATTGGCGAGTTCCTGATCCAAAGTCTTCAGCTTGGTCAACGCCCGATCAATCAGTAAACCAGTACCAAAGACGGCAGCCAGCCCGCCCAGTGCAAGAGCGACCGGCGGGATCGCGGCACCGGCAGTGGTCAGTCCGGTAGTCAGCAAAGCAATCGAACCGACCAACTTGGTAACACCCAACTGGACAACCGGCAGGATCTTGAACGCGGCAAAGGCGGCGATAAGCGGCCATATCGCAGACGTGAGAGAGACCACAACGCCGATCGCTTTGGCTAAACCTCCGATGACAATCGGCAGTAGTTTGTTCACGGCGGTCAGGGCGGTGGTGATTCCCTTGGAACCGATCAGCGACTGCACGTTGCGGTCAAGGATAGTCCAAAACTCTTCCCACTGGGCAGAGCTGGTCCGCAGTTGTTTCTCCAAAGCAACGTCGGCGCGGTTGGCGGCTTGGGACGCCTCTTCGATCTGGGCGAGTGTCTCCCTGTACTTCCCGGCCTGTGGTCCGGTCAGGGCCAGCACGCCGATAAGGGCTCTGACGTTCCCGAACAATTGGGCAGTCAGTTCGCTGTTGCCCTTCGTTTTCTCGGCCAACTCTCCCATGACCTGCAACAGTCCGTCAGTCGATATGCGCTTCCGCATATCGCCAAAGTCGATACCGAGCTTCTTGGCTTCCTCTTCCGCTTGTTTGGTGGGCTGCAAGATTCCCAATAACGACTGGCGCAGGGCGGTCACTGATTCATCAGTAGAGATACCGCCGATGGTCAACGTGGCGAGGGCTGCAGACAGCTCTTCAAGACGGATGTTCATAGACGCGGCAACGGGAATGACGCGGCCGAGCGCGCCTGCCAGTTCCGGTCCGGTGGTCTTCCCAAGCTCGATGGTCTTGAACAAAGTACTGCTTACACTGGCAGTCTTCTCGGCGGTCAGTCCGTAGGCATTAAGGATCGTAGTCAGCACGTCCACTGCGGTAAACGTATCGGTCAATGCGGCCTTGGCGAACACGGCAGCGTCGCCGACGAATTTCACCGCGCTGGCTGGCGCTTGACCGGCGGACAAGGCCTGGTAAAGACCGCGGGCAAGTTCGGCGGAACTGCCAAGCGCCGGGGGCAATTCGAGGATCTGTTGTGTCATACGCTCGAACTGGCGCTGGCCCTCGGCAGTGGCGGTATTCATCAGAGTAGAGACATTGGCCATCTCTTTCTCGAATCCGGCCAATGCGCCGATACCTCCGCGAACCACCTGGGCGATCCCCAACGCTCCGAACGTCAGCCCCAGTCCGGCGACCAGCGTCTTGACGGACCCGAGTGAACGTTGCAGCGGACCGAACGCAGTAGCAGACTGGCGACCGGCTGACTGGGCTTCGCCTGCCATCCGGCGCATGGAGGTTACTGCGCCGGATTCATCAACCGTAATGGCGTATCTTATCTCAGGCATCGGACTTTGCAGATTCCTGCCTCAGTTGCTCCTCGACTTCGTTAAGGACAGACTGAAACAAGATCATGTCTCCGACTTCATCGGACCTTAGATCGGACAAGCCGAGTCGCAGAATCTTGCTACGACTGTGCAACTCGGCGATGAACTGCACCCTCGGCGTGAGCACCTGGGAACGGTCGATGACGGTATTAGCTCTCAGAGCGCAGAATTTTCTCTCTTGGCATCCGGCGCAGTCGTCGCGTAACAGGGCTGGATCTACACCCGCTTTGGAACATTCCGGAGCGCGGCGTTCTTCGGCGGCAGCCGACCGAATCAGATGACTGCGAATCACCTCGGCCAGGCTGCCTGCTATTCCCCCTCTTCGGCTCCGACTTCGGCCAGCCCGAACAACTGGCGCACCACGACTTTCATGTGCGGATAGGGAATCAGCTTCTCCCAGTCCTTTTTGTTGCTGGCGGTGAGCGGAACGTCGGTGTCCCCAAGTAAGTATCCCTCGACTTTCTCAACCAGTCGTGTGTACAACTCAGGATAGATGGCAAACCGCTCCACGATCACCAGCTCGGTTTGGCGACGCCCCGGCAACGTCCTGACCTTCCCTCCCACAGCACGGCGGTACTCCAGCTCGTCACCGGCGGAAGGCTCACGGAGAAAGTGTGTCAGCTCGTGTACCTGCCCGTTGACTTCAGTAGTAATCGTAACTCTGTTGTCCAGAAGATCATCGAAACTGCTGATCTCTTCCCGGACGATCTTCGGTTCCACGCCGCCGATGCAGTTACGGATAACGGCAGACTTGACCACGGCGGGAATCTTGGCAAGCAACTCTTCCCGGTTCAGATCAAGATACCCGCCGTTGGACGCGAGCGAACCATGCAGTCCGACAAAGAATTTCTCGAACATGCTCTCTTCGATACGCTCGGACTTGGTTTCAGTCAGATCGGCAGTAGTAGACCCGTCCCGCTGCACCACGTATGGGCGAACGAGCGCCTGCTCGTAGCGGATCAACTCGTCTATCGGAATGGGCGTAAGCACAACGCGAAACGGAAACTCCCTCCCGCCCTTGCGGTAGAGGACGGAGTATTCCAGCTCTTTCCAGCTAAGATCGTACATAAACTCCTTTCTTTTCTCTTGTCGAATCGACTCCCTACTGAATCAGCGCCGTGATCTCGTTCTCCAGCGTGATAATAATCGGACTGTCGCTGATCGTATCGTCTTTCAGCACGGTGTCTTCGTTGAAATTGAACGTGGCCACGGTCGTCTCGCCGTCCTGGGCGAGAGCCTCGGACTGGATCTTGAATTTGGGGATCTTGATGGTCATGGTGTGAGCCACATCGCTGATGCCCTTGCAGTTGATCTGCAACTCGCACATCTGATCGTTGACGAACAGACTGCGATGCGCGGCGCTGATAAACAGCGAGATGGAACCGCTGATGGACTGGCGGCCGATCAGGGCGTACCGAACCAGCTTCTCCTCGCCGGAAGTCTGCCCCGGCGCGTACCGCACGTCCGGATTCTGATTCAGGGTCAGATTCCAGGCTTGCACGTACTCCGAGACGGAAGTGCTGGCGCCCTTCTCGCCGAAAATGAACGTCGCGTAATTCGTCTGGAAGAAACAGGACGGTGTGACGTTCGGCATAGACGTGGCATCGGTGGTTCTCTTCCGTGCTCTGGCGGTCAGGGCAAGGCGAACCAGATCCGTCTTGTTGGCTGTCAGCGTCACGGATTCGAGCCAGGCTCCGGTCAGCAAGTCCTGATACTCGCCACCGGCTTTCTCGATGATGGACGTGTACAGACACTCTTTCTGCGACACCGGACTGACAAACTGGATGTCATGAGTGTAGATATTTCCCACAGGTCCGCTGGTGTTCACGTCGCCCATCAGGAGACTCAGCGCCCAGGCAAGACTCTCGCTGGAAGCATCGAACGTGCGGGCGAAGACTTCCTGCTGTGTCACGGCGATGGAGTACGTCGCGTAAGGATGTCCCTTGCCGAAGTACGCTGCATCGGACCGAAAGTCTTTCTCGGTCATGGCAGGAGTGAACTCGGCATAGGGCAACCGCCGCGTCAGCGACGCGGGATTGAGTCCGGTGAAGATGTCCGACTGCTTCAGATGCCCGAAGGCCCAATCGAACAAAAACGCTTGCAAAATGCTCATCTAGGTTACCTCCTTAAATAATCCGGTTTCCCGGAGATAGGTTTCGTATTCCGAACGGCTGACGACAAACGGCTGGCCCTTTGCCAGAAACTCTCTCGTATACAGGCCGCAGCAGCGGACGAATCTTCCGCCGGGCGGCGTCCGGCAGAAGACGATCTTGAGATAGCCGGGATTGACTTCAGGTCTGGTATCCCCGATCATCGGAAGTGTACGCACGTCCTCCAGACTGCGCACACTGGGACGTGCCCTCGGCGGTTTCAGCTGTCGCTTAGTCCACGACATAAAATCTCCTATGCGCTGTGTTTCGGTGGAAAATTGGCGGTCAGCACGACTACGGCCATGGCGATCGGCGAACCAGTCATGCGCAATGCTCCACCATCCGTATCCACCCGGCTGACCCACATATCGTAACCGCTGTTGCGGAACGTTCCTTGCGTACACGCGTCCATCTTATCCATGGTAAGCTGAATCAACGTCTCCAGTTTGGCGGCGAGTCCGGGAACGTTGGCGATACTCCCCTTGCTCTCGCTTTCGTGTACATAGAGAAAAATCGAATACTCGACTACCGACCGAAACAGCACGTGCTGGACATCGGCGGGTTCCCGCGGTCCCTCTCCTCCGAAGTAGTAAGCACAAGGAAACACCTGCACCTCTTCCGGCCCCTTCGGACTGTCGCTGATCTCCCGGAAGACGTTCATCGCAACCAGCGCATCTTTGATATCTTCGAGGGCCTGTAGGCGATAGGTATTGTCTTGCGCTCCCATGCATCACTTCCTTGCCTTGACTTTAATCACTACCGGCTCTTTCGGGAAAAGGCGCCCGAAGTACGCTTTATGCAATGCGTTGATGAACGGATGCGACTTTTCCACCGCGGGCTTGATAAACGGACGGGCAGGCTGGCGCGGTATCACGGCTTTTTTCCGGAAGATGAATCCGGCCCGTTTCGTGGCAGAGACAAACGGGCCGACGGGAATTTTCAATGCTTTTACTCCCCGCCGGCGCGGCACCACGACTCTCGCAGGCAGGCCGGTTGTCTCCCACACAGCACCGTAGTAGACGTTTGTTCCAATCGTTCCGGCAATCACGCCCCTGGCCTTCCTGGCGACCTTGGTAGTAATGCTTCCGACCAAACGGCCGGTCCGGCGATGCAACACCTTCCCGGTAAGGTTGAGAATAACCTCGTTGCGGACGTAGGCCATTACACGTTCCATGAAGGCCCGCGAACGGGCTTCCATGTTGCGCTCGAACTGACGCTGATGCTGTTGTGGCGTCATCAGAATCTCATCAGGCGATAGCCGTCCAGGATCAACCTCTCCGTCTTCGTCAACCCCTCGATGAACAACTCCACACTGCCAGTGTGGAACGCGCGCCCGCGCATACCGAAGCGTCCTTTGGATGTCGTCTCGATCTCCCGCGCCATGATCGACAGCGCCGCCAGCTTCAAATCTTCGGGGATCTCGGCAAATCCGCCCTTGTAAGTAATGGTGTACTTGGTATCGAAAAGAAAATACGAGGCAATCATTCGCACGATCCCGGCCTCGGCACTGGCGATCTCGTAGCTAGTGGCGTCAACCAGACTCAGCGAATCGTCTCCAGTCTCGATCTTGGTAATGGAATTTATCGGCGGCTTGGCGAGAATGATCTGTCGCTGGTTGTAGGAAAGAATCCGGATCGCTTCGGAACGATCCTCGGCGTCCGCGCCGATCTCGCGGCGGCAGTATTTCTCAATAGCGGCATGGACACCCAGGCGAACCAGATCGGCATTCGCCCCCAACTGCTTGTCGCCGCCGAAATAATCTTGCAACTCGGTTCTCTTGACTAGCTCTGTCGCCATCTGTCTAGCACCTCGTTCAATCTGGCAAAATCTTCTTTCGTCCGCAACCGCTTCCACGGACCGCCGACTTCGGTACGGTAGAATATGCGGCCGCGACTGTCCACGACTGTCAGGTAAAAAATATTAGTGATCGTTTCCGGCGACGGCGGTCCCCTGTGGATCGCCTCCTCGGGCACTCTGGCGTCCGGCCTCGAACATGGCACGTCCATAAGCTTCCACCTCCGACAGCGGCACGGTCTTGTAGTGTCGGCAAACCAACCGAGGTAGCACGGTCACCGGAATGCCCAACCGCTCCAGCTTGCGGCAAAAGTAAATGTCTTCGGATCGCGTCTTGGTTTGTGTTTGCTCTTCGTACTCGGTCTTGAACCACGGCAACCCGAGCGTCTCTCGCATCTCCACGAACACCATGGCGCGAATCAGCATGCAAAAACATCCCGTGGCAATACCCGGCTCTTCGATAATAGCGGCGTCGGGGTTGGCATCTATCCGGTCGTAGGTATCCGTACCGTCGGCCTGGACGCGGCGTTTCCACAGGGCAAGTAACGGTTCCGGCACATTCCGGGCCTTGCGGGGTTTCCAGAAGTGCTCGACGGCGCTGACCACGGGTCTGTCGGCGGTAAGCATGTTCTCCAGGAATCCCTGCGGCGGCTCGGTGTCGGCGTCGATCATGCACAGATGAGTGTAAACCATCGGATCAAAATGGTAGAAGATAAGCTCATTCCGGGCGGCGGCGACGTCGCAAACGTTCCCGATGCGCCGCACGTGGACTTTCGGATTCTCGCAAAAGGCATAATCTTCCAATCGCTGCTCCAGTTCCACGCGAACGTTGCCCATCGTAGGGATGCCCACCATGACAATCGGCCTACTCATATCTCTCCAATAAATGCCCACAGCTCATGCGCGCCGTCTCTTTCTTTTCCCGTTGCTAGAAGTCAATCGCTCGAACACTTCAGGCTGCGGGCCGTCGTAGGGTACCGTGCCCAGGAGTCGGCGGCGCCATGGCTTGGTGACCATCTCGTAATGATGAAACGGCTCCATCCACCTGGCGTCGAACGTAAGCGGACTGCGATAACCAAGATCCTGCCCGCGGTACGTATGCATCTCGCCTGGAAAAGCGCCGTGTATTCTCAAACCCTCGGAAAGAAAGATCCGCCCGGTGAAGGGGTACGTTCCCGGCTCCGTGCGAGCCAGCGAATAGATGTCGTTGGCGAACCAGAGCAACGGTATGTAGGCAGCCCGCTTGCCGTCCGGCCACTTGTCGATAAGCTCTCTCACCTGCTGGCAGGTGATGTCCCTGTATACCTCGTCTCCGTCCAGAATCCAGATGAACGGCGTTTGTGTTTTATCTATCATCTCTAAACGCAGATTCGACAAACGCCGGTTCGGCATATTGTAGCGATGAAACCTCCAATCGGTGCTATCGGGTATGTCGTCCCTGTACTCCAGATCAATCTTATCCGGATGCCGCTGGCTCAGATCCCAGAGCCATTGGCGCGTACTATCGACAGATCCGGTATCGACTATGAGCATCTTGTCGGCATGGGCCAACACCGACATGACGGCATAGACGACAGTAGGATATTCATCCCGCACCATGCAGTGTACGGTAACACGCCGGTCCGTGGAATCCTCGGTTACAAGGGGTTCGGTCCTCATAGGAGTAGTCAGGGTCCTGTTCGGGTCCAAAAGGCGCTGAGAAGCGACGTAATGCGATGTTTTGAGGGGTCCTAAACGGTCCCTCCGGGGTGTTTACGGTCCATATACAGCAAAAATCGCCCCGATGTCTTTCTTTCCCGTGACGCGGTTGACGTGATAACCGGGCCAGACGGCGACATCAAACCCCAGAGCAGTAAGATCCCCCCGGCTCCAGGCACTCCGATGGTCCTGCGACGGTGTGTAGGGAAGCGGTCCGTCATAATGTTCTTCGTCTTGCGGACACTCGCCCTCGGGCGACCACAACAGAATCTTGCGACCCACGCGCTTGCACTCTCTCAACAGGATCAATCCGCGATCTTTCTCGAAATGCTCCAGCACGTCAACCAGCAAAATCAGATCGTAGGACCCGGCCTGTATCAATGGCAACCAGTACAGGGCATCGCCGATCAAAAACTGCACTGACTTCTTCCGCGAGTCAGGATAGAGCGGCTCGATCTCGATCCCAACTCTGATAGTCGCTGGTACACGTTCGATGATATTCCCGTCTCCGCAACCGACTTCCAGAACAGTCCGGCAATCGGCGCAGACGATGTGAAAGCATTTCCAAAAATCCCGGTACTTGTGGGCAGGATTGGACATGACGATCAACAAACGATATCGTCAAATACAGACTTTCCGGTAACAACTTCGCTAGAGCCCCAGTCATAGCCCTCGTTGGCGACCACGCGCGCCTGGCGGCGGGACTCCTCCAACCGGCTGATGTTAGCCGTGTGCGCAGGCGAGAGATGATGTCTCTTGTTCTCCGCGCCGTGATAAAGATGTAGGATGCGAAGACTGTCGTTCCAGCGCCAGTCGGCGCCGGCTCTCTGCATCCGTTCGGCCCAGTCGTCGTCCTCGCCGGCGAATCCGCGCAGGAACTCTTCGTCAACCCCGCCGATCTTCATAAACAACTCCCGGCTGAATACGGCTCCGTACCAGTACGGGCGGCGATGTCTCTCGCTGATAAACCAGAGATCGGGCAAGTCAGTCAACTCGCTATCACAGATAGAGACCGGATGCTTCGCGGCCAGGGCATTGAGTGAGAATCGCTTCGTCTCGATCTCGTTCAACAGGCGAACGGAGAAAAATGTAATGGCGGCGGGATCGAAAAGCGCCAAGGCACTCAGCACGGTCTCCGACAGTGGCAGGCACTCCGGATCGGTCTTGTAGATAATATCGTTCTCGGCGGCCTTCACGGCGATGTTAATACCCAGTGCGGGATTGTTGAAATACACGGGTATGCGGGACAGCTTCTTGTCCATGCGAATCAATACGACACGATAAAAGAATCCGCCGAAAAGCTCCACAAGCTCGGTCAGTTCGTCGCGGTCTTCCGAATCATCGTCAACGAGAACAAGCTCGACTTGTGAAGTATTGAAAGTCTGCCAGAAGCACAAAGCGGCCAAACTCCGGTGCAGCAGTTTGGCCCTGTTCTTCAGGGTCATCACGATGGACAGCCGTTTCATAACATCGCCACGATTCTGGTTTTGTCTTCGGAGTCCGGCCGACTGGGAATCACCTCCGGATCGCGCCGGATAAGGATCATCCCTTCCTCCGGATGTAGGTTATACCGGCACTCAAGCCGTGGTATGTATCTGACCGGCTCCTCCCGCGTCGGATCGTGCATGAACAGCACGACCGTCTTAGTACCGGCGTTGTATCCGGCGGCGACGACTTCGATATTGTCCGGCAACCCGAACAACCGCAACAGCAATTCCGGGCTAACATCGACTCTGGCGTTGATCGTCATGACTTCTTTCTCTTCGATCTGCTGATCTTCCGGGGAGTCGAAAGGCGTACCTGGGGCACCGGCATGGCCTCCGGAGTGAGATGCTCCCGTGGACTTCCGATGGCGGTCGTCTTCACCACCGGCGGCTGTGCTCCCTCTACGCGGTCAACGCTGTCGGCAATGTCGGCGAACCGTTCCGGAAAAACCCAGAACGTCTGGCCTCCGGTGAACAGCGTTCCCTGCTCCATGATCCTCGCGCCGGGTTTGACGCGAACCAGTAAACGTTCCATCATAGTGTGTCACCTCTACATGATAATACCGAATTAAAAAGAGGAGCGGGGGGATCGACCCCCCGCTCCTATCAGGCTGCTGACGGGAACTAGGCGGCGGTCTTCAGGACTCCGTAGGCGGCGGGGATACCGACCACCACGGCGATCCGCTCCGTTACTTTCCAGTAACGGTCGCCGGTCTTGAATCCGACTTCATCCGATGCCTTCACGGTCATCTTCTTGCGGTCGCCCAGGAACGTGTACTGCGGGTTCCCGAAGGCGATGAACTTTGTGGCGGCGGCGGAAGTGTACGGCATCTGATCGCTTTCCACGTAGGGATAGCCCCAGATCGTCGGCGGGATGTTGGACGCGGGATTCGCAGGTCCCCAGATGTACTGGTGATTGAGATCCCGCACCTTCATCAAAATGGTGAGGATGGTCCGGTGGAGGTAGAACATCGCGTTCCGCTTCGCCTTCGAGGACACCGAGCCGATCACATCGGCGATGTCGTTGAAAGACACGTCGGTAAACGCGTCCAGTCCGGTGCCCATCGTGGTGATATTGGCACTGGCGTGGTTCAGGATGCCGGTAAACGGCGCGCCCGTACCGTTGAGGATCTGCTTGTCCTCTTCGTCGGCGAGCGCTTCGGCGAACAACGTGGCGAGCAAGTCCGCCAAGTCGATCTGCGCGTCCTCGGCCAACTCCAGGGACGCGTGGGTCATGGCGGCGCACGTCTTGGCGGTCAGCTTGACTTCGCCGAACGCGGCATCGCTCTCGGTTGTTTCCTGGCTCTCGCCAGGCCAGTACACCGACATGCTGGAAACCAGGCTCGGCAGCTTGGATTCGTCGGTGGTCATGGGGATCGTGCGAACACGGTTCCGCATGACGGCCCTCTCCTCGATCAACCGCACCAGCTCGGGAATGAAAATCTGCGGCACCAAGTGCCCTCCCTCGCTGTCGGTTCCCTCGGTCAGGCCACGCACCCATTCCGGAGCCAAGGCGACGACGGTATCCTTGTTGCTCCCGCGGGCGGAAACGATGGACAGCCAGTGGATGAATCCACGGCGCAGATCCTTGCCGTCGCCGGGGCTCTCGGCTCCGGCCCACTGGTGACCGGGCAGGGGCACTCCCTTGCGGATCGGCAGTTTGCCGAACTGCTCCTCCAGTTGCTTCTGGCGAGTGTCCAGCGCGGCCACGGCTTCATCGAATGTCCGGATCTTCTGACCCAGATTCTCGAAGCCGAGAATCACCTGCTCCAGCTTTTCCGGAGTCATGATGAGTTGCTTGTTTTGAGACTCTTTCGGTTCCATTTACATGGTCCTTTGGGCGTCGTGCCCAGACCCGCCCCGAAACAGGACGGGTTTATTGCTTATTGCTTCTGTCGGCTGGATCTACCGGGTTTGCGCTTTCAGCGCATGCAAAGTCCGCTCGACTTGCGCCAAGCTCGCAGTCACAGACTCCAATACCCCGGCAAGCTCCGGTCCAACGTGTTCGGCGTTGATAATTCCTTGCGTGTCGGCAAGTACCTTGTCCAGACGGTTAAGCCCGTCCTGCGACTCCGGCGGGGCGCCGTCGCCCTCATCTTCGTCGTCAGAAGAGTCGTCGGGCAATTTCGGGTCGTCGTCCGGATCGGTATATTCGGCGGACTGCACGACAAGCTCTTCCCACAAATTCTGCACGACATCGGCGATCAAGGTCACCTGCTGCTGGATATCCCTGACGATTTCCAGCACGGGATCGTCTTCCTTGGAAAGAACGACACCCGGTGCCAGACCCAAACCTTCCAGCGACTCCTCGCCTTCTGAGTCATCATCTTTCGGCTTGCTGGCAGAGTCGAGTACCCGCTGTATCAGCTCCTGCGCCTGTCGCAGATCGGCTTTGTTCCTGGCATTGAGGACGGCTCCGGCCCTGCCTTCCAGGAAAGGCAGGGAAGTGATGTATTCCTGGAGGTCGATCAATGAGTTGCGCTCCGGCCCCGACTCCATGGCTTCGATCAAACCATCGAGTGCATTGCCCCAGGCCGCCACCTGTTCGGCATCGAGGGTGAATCGGGAAAGCAACTTCTCCAGATCCTCCAGGGCTTTTTTGGCAAAATGATCGGCGCGCCACTGTTTGGCCTTGGCCATCGTCCAGTTATCCGGTGCGGGTTTCGGGAACCGCAACGATTGGATAGTGGTTTTCGTTTCGCCTTTTAACCGTCCCACGATGGCGTAGACCCTCGGCACGGAGGCTTTCAAAGTCATCCGGCGGAAACTCTCCGGCTTAAAATCTTTCGGATCGCGCTCGCGATGACGAACTTCGTTCTCGGTCTCTTCCCAGATGCGGGCTTCGTCGTCACCGCTGTCGTCTTCGTCGTCGGTGAACTCGAACTTGATGTTAGTCACCAGCGATGTGCGGGCCGTCGTATGCGGGTCTGGCGTCGGCCGGATATCGACAAGAGCACCCGGGCTGGTCCCATCTGCGGAATCAGGTGCGGAGGCAGAGGTATCGGCGGGATAGCAGAGTCCGTTCTGGCAGACCCAGTTCCGAACGCGGTCGTTCAGGGCCTCGCGCTCTTCGACGTCCCCGGAGGGCAACACGGATCTGGCGGCCATCAGCACAACCGGGTCCACGCCCTTCTCTTTCCACTCATCGAAGGCCTGTACCAGGGCGTTGGGATTGGCAGGAACGGTAACGGCGGAAACTTCCAGCAACTCCTGCTTCAAGTATCGTGTGTGCGGCTTGCGCTTCGGGCCGCTCTGTTTATGGTCTTTGTCCTCTTCCTCTTCGGCGACCTTCTGCGTCTCCAGCGGAATGAATCCCACGCTCACCGCGTTCAGGAACGGCGGCTTGTGGGCATACATTTGAAAGACCATCTCGGCGACCGGGTTGATGTCCTTGCCGATGAAGGCAACGTCAATACCGAGCAGCCCGGCGTTGACGTTCTTTTCCACTTTGATACCCCGGCCCATGACGGCCCACGGCTCCCTGTAATTGTGGCCGAAAAGAAACATCGGGTTCTTTCGGTAGTTCGTCAGGTTCCAGCCGGCGACGGATATAACCGTTCCATAACGGTCAACCGTCTCGTCGGACGCGACGAACGAGATGATACGGCGAACCGGGTCAACGGCCCGGATCTGGACCGGCAAACCGGCGTATTGTTTGTCTGCCATTGGCATTGGTTCCTCCTGCGATCGTTTTAGTGGCTCAGGCCACTTCCCGGCGACGGTCGTATCCTGGCCGGACGGTATGAGAATGTCGTATTGCTTTATTGCGCTTTGAAAAGTTTGCCCCGGCTCAGCCTGTCGATGAACTCGAACGTATCGGGTGACTTCAGTTTCAAAAACTGCGGCCGGCGAACGTACCAGCGATAGGCTTCGGCGAACCACTCTTCCTCGCTGGTCAGGGCGTAGGCGGCGACCGTGTTCAATTTCTTTTCCACGGCCATCAGTTCTTTCACGGCTTCCATCGTCTCCAGGGGCTTCATAGTAAACTGCGCGGCGTGCAATCGCGCCCGGCTGAACTCGTCCAGCATCCGCTGGCGCAGGGTAGCGGTCCCGATACGTAGCGGGATAGGCGGGGTGCCCCCTCCGAAAAACACGCTGTTCATGTGATGTCCATACTCGTGAGCGAACGTGTGCCACCGGACTTTGCCGACATCGGGACCAAGCTCGATGACTTCAGCGGCGCGGTAGTAGGCGCCCCGCAGTTCTTTGTTCTGCATGTTCCGCGTGATCTTGCTGAACGGTGCGGAGTTCGGAATCCGGACATCGAGTCCGCTCTTCTGCATAATACCGAAACATTTTTCCAACTTCCGCTTCAGTTCTTTAGGAAAGTCCTGCATACTGCCGCCGGCGTTCTTCATCAATGACTCGAAAGCCTTCCCGGTGGAAGAAATCCCGTGATCCAGCGCGGACGGCGCGGCGGGGATCTTCGGTAACGGAGTCGGTCCCTTGAACAGTTCTCCCTTCACCAGCTTGTCGATCCAGCCATACGTTTTGGGAGCCACCTGCTTTACCCTGTCAGGAGTAGTAAAGTAACGGGCGAAGTGCTCGGCGAACCATTCTTTCTCGTTACCATGAGCATAGGCCGATATCCCACGCAAACTATGGGCGTATTTGTAGAGCGTTTTCTTGTGCTTATCCCACAAACCGCTCTCAAGCCAATCTCCGGTTGCCGCCTGCCCTTGTAGAAAAGTTTTGTTGGCGTACTCCTGCGCATCTCTAAACTCATTCAATGCTTCGATCCTGAGTTTTGCAGACTCCTTTGTCAGCGAGAGTTTTGGCGCTCCGGCCCCCGTGAGACGATAACGGTAGAAGCGATAATCGACATGATGTCCGTATTCGTGCAGTACGGTAACATACGAAGGGCTGGGCTTCAGACGGATGTCTAGCATACCGGAGAAATACGCCCCGTCCCAGTTGGGATATCCCTTCAGGACTTGCATGCGCTTCAATGGAAGCTCGGTAAATATCCGAGGATCAGTAAGAGGTTGATTGACTTGTATTTCGGCGGCAGCAGACCGGATTGCGATTTTGCAATCTTGGGGAAGACCACCTGCGCCGGGCGTTTTCAACAGCGTGTCGGTAAACACGTCGCGGATTCCCCCGGGCGGTAACGACGCGTGTGTGGGTGTAAACGATGCGGGCGCGTCCTGCACAGACGGCAGCATCTCCGGTCCGTCAATGGGATGAATCATCTCCACGCACCGGCAGTTGATAACTTCCTTGGCAGGTCCGTTCGGATCGTGCGGGCGGGCCAGTCCGTTCGGGTATGTCTCTCCGGCCTTGATTCGCACCCCGTCCACGTTGGCGTGGGATTCCCTCACGAAAAAGTCCCGCGAACTGATCCACTCGGTCTCATAGGCATCACCAAACGTCCGGTCGGCCTGGATTCGGGTGGCATCGCTGGCGGCGGCATTGATCTCCGTTCTGGCGATCGTGTGGACTGAGGATCTGGCGTTCTGGAATACACGCTTTACCCTGGCGGCGGCTTCGTCAATCGACTCACCCAGCTTGAGAGATTTTTCCAGCTGACTTCGCAACCTGGCGCGGATCGTCGCATTGACTCCCTTCACTTTCGTCAGGCGGTTCCGTATTGCCTTCTCGGCGAGCGGGTTCCGCAAGTCCAGGTCTACGCAAAGACGGCTCATTGGTTGGCTCTCGGCGGATGATAAGGATGAAAATACTGTCGTGCGGGTCGGGTACTGCTACTCGAAACGTTCGGCGTCGTAGCCCACGTATGTAACGGCCATCAGGAAACTGTCCAGCTCTTTCGACATGAACTCGGCATCGGTCAGGGCACCGGGGATCTTCGGCCCGGCCCCCATGACCGGCACCCCGTTCTTCCGAAACTCATCCCACAGTTTCTGCATCTCCGGCGTCGCCTGCAATAGACGAGGCGGATCGGTTTTGTCGTCAATCGTGGCGGCCAGCTTACCCTCGAATTTGATCTCTACCATATAGCAACTCCTCAAGGCGTCTTGTGGGCATAGATCCTCTCCAGAATCTCAGTCTGCCTATCGCTGAGATTGTGCGACTGCTCGAACTGCTCGGTTATGGACTCCATGAATCCCAACTCCCAGGCGGTCAACCCCTGGCCTTCGGTGTTGACACTCTCTATCCAATCGGCAATGTCCTGCGTAGTCGGAGGCATCTTAGTCGCTCACCGAGACGATGGCGTGGTCCGGCAGGCGCCGCAACAATCCGGCCAGCGTCTCCCTGACATCCGTATCAACTTCCCCGTCCAGTACCACGCGGATGGCATCGGCAAGTGCGGCGGGTGTCCGCGTCATGCCATCTCGCAGGAACCTTCCGAGGGCGTCATCACGCTCTCCGAACAAACGCGTCAACTTCTCCATGCCTCCGAAAGAGGCTACCTGCCCCCTCGGTTTACCGGCGATGAAAAGTTCGTAGCTCATAACTTTGTCCTGCCCAGTATTTTCATCAGCAGTTCCTGCTCGGTCACGGCGTCCATCGAACTCAGCCGGAAACTCCCGAATCCCTGCGCGTAGTACAGCTGCCTTCGTCCCTCTCTGGCGTCCACGGCGACAGTGTGGCCTTTCAGCTTGTGTTTCCGTATGAACTCGCGCTTGCGCCGCAAACTTTCTGGATGCATAGTGATCTTGTCGTTTGTCTGATTGATGAACGTCTTCACTTCGACACCGTGCTTGTTTCCGATCAAGATATCCATCGGCTCGTTATCCTCGGTATGAACGCCGCCCAGCGTTTGGGCAACCTTCCTGGCCTCGGCCTCGGCTTTCTGTCGGACGGAACGGTTGCAGGGCTTGTGAGTGGCCTTGGCGCGCTGCGCTTTGATATTCGGCGTCAGCAATTCGCATTGCCCGAACTTCTTTATCCCTTTCTCGATGGCGGGCCTGGCGGCTTGCTCGATCTTCAGGTCGGCATTTTCCCAGTCGAATCCCGTTTCCCTCTGTGGCGAGAATTGCAACGTGTCCGTCTGCAATTGCAATTCGGTGGATTCGGTATCACCCCTCCGGTACTCGGCCAGCAGGTCGGCGTACCGGGTCCTGAACACGGCCAGGTATTCGTCCTCCAGTTCGCGGAAATATCGGAGCATCCGGCCTTCCATCTCTTTCTCGATAGGCTGGATCTCTCTTTCGTACTGCCGCCAGTAATCGTCGTTGTCGATTGTCTCTATCTGAAAGGGCTCGGCGTCGGCCAACACCTCCGCGTGCGCCCGCAGCGCGTTATGAACCCGTTTCACCTCCGATTTGGCTGCACGCTCGGCCCACTGGCGCAACCGTGTAACGAATCCCTCGGGATCTCTGACGATACCTTCCAGGCGCTTTTCCAGCGCGGGCCAGCATACCTTCTCTCCCCCGTCCTTTTCATTCAACAGGGCATTCCGAAGTTCAAACAGCAAACGGCGCAGCTTCTGGCTCTGTTGTGACCGGCGGGGAGAAAAAGGCCGGGCGACGGATGCGGACGTCGCCCGGCTAGCGGAGGCAGTCGAAACACCATCGGAGGATTCAGACTGTGGTGGGAATCGTAACGTGTCGGGCTGCAACGGCAATTCGGCGAAATCTTGTCTGGCAAGTGTGACCGGCTCGGCAGGGGTGTGCAAGGCTTCGTCGCCGCCATCGTCGTCGTCCGGCCCCGGCTCATCGTCCGGCGTCTCGCCGATCAACTGCGTCACCGGAACCATGCTCTGCTGAATGAAAGCGACGTCGCCCCACGGCAAGTCGGCGAAACCAAGGTCCAGCTTGCGGTTGATCTCGTTGAACGGAACCAGCATGCCGAAAAGTTCCTTGGCCTTGCTGATCTTGTCGGCAAGTGACTCCTGCAAGATACTGATCTCGCTGGTGTCGAAAAATCCCCATACTGGAATCTTCTGGTACTGGAACCAGGCGTTTACGGTGTCCTCCAGCATCTTCAGTTCCGGCGCTATGACTTCCTCGCCGAACAAAGTCCTCTGAGCACGCTGGCTTTCCACGCGGCTGCTAACCTGATCCACCAGCATCACTTCCACCGGCGGGACGTGAAAGACGGAAAGGATCTGCTCACGCGACATCTTCATCTGCTCGATGAATTGCATGTCGCGTTTCGACATGCCCAGTTCGGAAATCTTGGCCCCGCCCCACAACACGGCGGTCTTCTTGGCGTTGCCGAATCCCTGGTGGCGGGCTTCCCAGCTCTCCCTAGACTGTGTGATGACCGCATCGCTCGGTTCGCCCTCGAATGTGATAACGATGCCCGGCTCGGCGAAATTCTTGAAGAAAGCCTCATTGTACTTGTTGGCCCACCAATCCTGATCTATGGCGAGGCGTGCGGCTTCCATCGGCGCCATGCCCAGCACCGGATGATAGGGATTGAAATACCGGAAGAACAGCACCTCATCGGCTTCGAAGTCCAAATCTTTCCCGGCCCATTTCACCTGCCAGCCCATAAAGTTGCCGTTGCTGATCCTCGGCGTGATCTCCCTCTGGCTGAACACCCAAATTTCGGCAAGGGCGCCGGCCTTCTGTGCGGGCACCGGCACCCACAAGGCGCCGCCGGTCAGATTCAGGTAACATTCCGTGCCGTACCACAAGTCATATCCGCGCGTCAACAAATTGGGCCTGTCGAACAGGTTGTTGGCCCAGTGATCTTTCGGCAATTCGTGCTGGCGATCGTCGTCGGCGTACAGGCGATACGGCACCTGGGCAACGTTACGGGCAATGGCGCTCACGGCACTGTAGACCCAGGCGTGATTCCGATAAGGGCGGGAGACTCCAGCGGGCGTCAGACCGTGATCGCCTTCGCGGTTGGACTTCCACAGCTTGGCGAAGTCGTCCAGTGAATCGCGCCGTTGTACCTGCTGTTCCGACAATCTGGCGGCTAAAGTTCTCACCGTATGGCTCCCTCTAGGTTGGTGGCGGCGGCGGGATTCGAACCCGCAACCTCGCGGTTATGAGCCGCGCATGCAAACCGTTTACACCTCGCCGCGTCGGAGAATAAAAAATCCGGGAGCGGGGGGCGTTTGGGATAACGTACCGCTCCCGGTAATCGGAGATAGAGTGCAATCACTCTCAGTGACATAAGCTTCACAGCTACGAGAGGCGATTTGTAGGCCGACCCTCTCGCGGTCCGGCTCCGCCGAAGACGGTCCTGCATCCGTTCCAATAACAGGGTGGGTGCGAAGGTGCGGCCTGGCTCCGGCAAACTCAAACTCAAAACCAAGCACCGAAGATACCCGTCTGGCGATTTCCGCAAGGGCAGGGCGGAAAGAAGATCCCGGCGCTTGGTTATCAGGGGAGGATTCCGGCAAACATGCCAAGTGCGATCCCGCCTGTTGGGACACGGGATAACCGGCGCTCCGGGCATGACGTGTGCGACTCCACAGACCCGGCTGGTCTGCTGTCCCATGATGGCGCGCACGCATCGGTATCAGAATCAACACCACTCCGTTATCCTCCCTACAATATTATACCGAGTTGTCAAGGGCATGTCCGGACCCTCACTCCGACAGCTTCAGAATCAGCCTGTCAACACAACTCAGCCCGAACCATTTGGCAAACTTCCCCACGGCTACGCCCAGGGCTACCACCGGCCAGGCAAGGGATAGAATTCCGATGGTAAACTCCCCGGCCCAGTCGGCGGGCGGCTTGATGTAACACAAAATTACGGCGGTGATTATGAGACCGATCACGTATACCACGACACAAGCGGGAATCCAATAGGCTAAGACCATACAGTAGCACCTGCGCGGTTCTTGCTAGGACGCTGCATCAGCTCCGTCACGCCCCAGACCATGGCATCCATACGGTCCGGACTGGGATCGCCGGGCACCCATCCGGTCATCTGCTCTTCCAGTTCCGTAAACACTCCGGCAAGATGCAGCATCTTCCGTTCCGATAATGCGGACACAGGCTCGGCTCGCACCTGCTTCCCGCGGCTGGCGGACACCAGTGAAAATTTGACTTCCTTGCGGGCGGCTCTGACAACGCTTTCTACCATCTCGCCCCCGAAGTTCGATTCCCCGATAATGGCATCGGCCTCGAGCAAATCATACACGTCCAGCGCGGCTTTGGCCCACTGCTCGGGGCGGGCGTGACGGCTGGCATCCTTCAGAACGTAGTAGTGTGCGTCCTCCCCCAGTCCGGAAGCAACGATCCCGGCCTCGGCCCCACCGACTCTGCTAGTCCCCGGAGGGTCGATGGCGACCACGATACGGATAAGCTTGGGTGTAGTGACCACCCGCGTGTCGTCAATCAGCTTCTGCGTCCACAAGGCACCCGGCACGTCTTCGACATCCTCGGCCAGGATCTCCTGGCGAAAGGCGAGCCGCGACATATCGAGCGTGATCTCTTCCAGCCCCGACTCACTGATAAACGGATTGTCGTGGCTCGTCCAGTGAAACGCGGCCCAGCGGGTGTCCCCCCGGGCAATCATTGTCTGCACCCTGGCGAACATGCGAGGGGCGTGTCGGGGGTCCGAGGCTTTGGAAACGCTGCGAGACCGTATGCTGGGCGGGGTGTATACGAACACCGCGGTACCGTCATTATCCAACAGCATCGGCGCGCCTACCACTTCCCAGGCATCCTCATTCATGAGTTGCCACTCATCGAAGATCAACAAATCCCCGTAGTCGCCCCGGAGTGTATCGGCGTTCCAGGCTGTCTTGGCCCTGATTCTCTGGTCGGTGTTCCGCAGTTCGATCACCTGCTCGGTTTCGTTTTTGTAGAACACCTTGGCCTCAAGCGGTTCGGCAAGGGCGCGCTTCACTTCTTTCCAGAATGTAGAGGTCTGTTCGGTAGTCGGTGCAGTATACAGAACGCGTCTCCCTTCGAGAAAGGCAATCACGGCTTTCGTGGCAAGAGTAACGGTCTTCGCACCGCGACGGCCGGCGCGGGCTATCTGGCGCTTGGCATCGCATTCGACAAAGGCGTGGGCTTGGGGATGCTCCTTGCCGGGTCGATTGAAATTCCGCAACCGGACGGTCACCGCGGATGGCAGGGCAACGGCAGACATCAGACTGCCTTTCCTAATTTCCGGCTCGTGATCCTGGCAACCATCCGTTCACGGCTGAGTTTCTTCACTCGTTTGTCATCCATCACGGCACGCAAGCGACTGCCAGTCACGTCAAAATGTTCATGGGGAGTGCCGCGCTTTTGTAACCAGCGCGGACGCAATCCGATATCGGCGGCATAGTTCATCAATTCTTCGTGAGTATCGGCCATCAGGTGAACCGACTGGCGGCCGCGAAACACCGGATGGGCATCGGGGGCGTTTACGAATGGTACGGCTTCGCAATAGATCATGCCCTGACACGCGTTGTCAGACTGGTAAAAAGCTCCGGCCAGACTTTGTGACATCGCCAACAATAACGTCCTGGAGCACACGGGCTCAATGCATGAATTCCGAAGAAACAAAGTACACGGCCGAACAAACCACCGCGGCGCCAAAATTTCACGGCCCATCGGCACCGCCAGCATCCGCACTGATCGCGGCTGTCTTCACTCATACACGACCCTCACGGTCAACGGGGCGCCTTGCGTACCGGCCACTTCGTGTGCTTGGATAGGCTTGCCCCAGGCCCGATCAAGGATGGCTTCGGCTGCGGCTAACTGTACACTTTCTTTCTCGGCGTTCTCCATCAACCAGGCGAGTTTCTCCACCGCTTGTTCTGTCCACTGTCGAAACAGCTCCTTGACTTCCTTGTTCTCTTTCGGGCGGCCGGACGGATTCCCGCTCTTGCCCTTCTGGAATCCTTTGGTATGTCCTTTCTGGAACGGGCGTCCGCGGGCTTTCTTCGGTCCGGTTTTTTTCTTCCATCCCATAGTTGTTCACGGCACTGATAGCAGTCCTAATACACCGCGATCAGGCCGTCCTCGGTTTCGTCTACGCAGCCCGGCTATCGCGCAACACCGTATTCTGCAACCGGCGCCACAATCGCGACGGTCGGTGAGTTGACTTGTCGGAGATTCCCTCGCCCTCGATAACCTGGGCTTGTCTCTTTTCCGTCCGTGGCCTGTGTACGGGTTTCCACTTGTCCCTGGCTCTGATATCCCTGTACGCGAGCACGTAAATGTCCACGGCCTTGGTGTGGGCAATCAACATGCTCCCCAACTGGTACACACCCCGGATGTAAGCCGAAGTGATCGTTGTCCGCTCGATTGGATCTCCCTTATCCCGTCTTCGGCTCCACCATGTCACGCCAAAGAGTAGGACTGCCAAGATGGCTAGCGAAATGTAAACATCCGCATTCATGTTGTCTCCCCGGCCCGTACCTACCCGGGCCTGTATTCGAGATGTTCCTTGATTCGCCGGGCCCACTCTGCTGGGTCGTCGCCGTCATAGTCGATAGTACGCTGGACAGCGTCTATCGGCACCAGGAAATACCGATGGCCCGTCAAGGAG